GTTTTGTATTTTGAGTGCGTCTTTCGTCTTTCCCTCGTAGTCGACATTGTAAGGAGGGTCACTCAGGTACATATCCGCCTTGCGCCCGTTCATCAGCTTCTCGATATCTTCCAGCTTCGTGCTGTCTCCGCAGAGAACCCGATGATTACCGAGAACATACAGATCTCCCTCCTTGCTGCGCACAACTTTCGGCTCCTCGGGTACTTGGCCGTCCTTCTCCGAGTTTTCAATGATCAGGTCGCTTGAGAACCCTGTCAGGTCCACCATGGGCGCCGATAAATCCTTCAGTTCCTCAATCACGAGTTTCATGTCCCAGTCGCTCTCGTTGAGCTTGTTATCCGCCAGCCGGTACGCCTTCGCCTGTTCCTCGGATATATCCACCGTTACCGTAGGGACATGGTCCATTTTAAGTACCTCTGTTGCCGCCAAATAGCGCCCGTGGCCGACGATTATCACTCCGTTGGCATCTACTACTATCGGCTGGTTAAATCCGAACTCCTGAATGCTTCTCGCTATTTGCTCTATCTGACTCTTCGGATGCTTTTTTGCGTTCTTCTCGTATGGCTTCACTTCCGATACTTGACGCATTTCGATTTTTGTTTCCATATGGTTTGTTTACATCTTCCCGTTAATATAAACGGAATGGGCGATTTTGTTTACTTTATTACATACCAAACTCTCTGGTCCTTGTTTGCCTCGGGGAGTAGCTCATCGACCGCCCTGCGCACTCCCTCCTGATGTGGCGTATAGTCATCTCCGCATAATACTTTGGTTGCCCTATCCTTCCACAGTTCTATATCGAGCTTCACGTCTTCGTATTGGTGCGATCCGTCGATGTAGATTAGGTCTGCTTTCCCTACTCGCACTGGCTTCGCCGCTTCTTCGGATGTCATCCTGACAACATGCACCTTGTCCGCTATACCGAGCTCCTGCATATTGAACATAAATTGCTCGTATAGGGTCGGGAGTCTTTTTTGCACTTCCTCACTTCGGTTTATATCCGCGGCGCCCTCGAATGTATCAATCGACACAACATTACATCCCTGCTCGACGAAGAACTTTGTCGAAAGGCCGAGGAAGCACCCAATCTCAATGACCGTTTTTACGTTATGCTCCTTGATTAGCTTTGCGAGTGTATCTTTATTCTCTTGTGGCATCCAGCCGTATAGGTCGAGTTTCATTGTTTTTGTTCTATGTTGAATGTTATATGAAATTGATCTGCAAGCATCCAGTCAAGAATGACAAGTAGTACAAGCATGACGATATAAATTACCACCGCAGGCAATAAACACAGCACGAGTATGATTTTACGGAGCATTGACAATTTCCGCTTTTTATTCTTTTGTCCTTTTTTTATTTCCATAGTGGAGGAGAAGGGATTTGCACCCTCGTCCGATCAATATCACATTCGTACATCTACGTCGCCTATCCGGTTGCGAACCGGCAACATCCTCGAACATCTCCACCAGCCCTCTCGGGCATGCTTTCTTTATTACTCCAAGGTCAGACCGCGAAAGCGAACTGTCTGTTTGAAGTGAGCGACAAATAGTCGCTCAAGGTAACACCTGTTTTTGCAGTTGTTGGTTAGCCGTGGTTAAGGAGTCAGCGGCCATACTCCGCGATGCATACGAATGTTTTAAAGAACGTCTAATCTATTACTCCCCCGAATGATGCAACACAGCTTCCGGCTTATTGCACCGAGAACCCTTCCGGGCTCAGTAGGCTGAATGATGAGGGAGGATTTCCACCCCGGGACCAATCGGGAGCGACCCGAACGTCATTTATGGACCCACGCGTTTGATGTAATCTCCCTGCGCAGTTCGCCCCTGCTTGTTAGGCACGCCGCCTTTGACCTCTGTATATCCGTCGATATACTGCCGTCTCGTGCGTTCATTCATCCTACCGAGCCCACAAGCTCGGTTTACTTTCTGTTTTTCCTGCCTTCCTTATGGAACCATGACTTGTCCGTCTTCAGGTCGCTTGTGAGGTGATATTGATGGCACCACTCACATACATAGCAACGCATCCGCTTCCCGTGTTTCTCGATTGCTCGCTGAGAATGATGCGCAGCTTCCTTTGACCTGTACGCCACTTTTTTGCAGGCCATAGATCATTCTGATACTGGGCGCTCTTCGTCTTCGCTTATCTCATCGATAGGTGCGCCACAGTCCATAGTTGTTATCTCATTTAGTAACAATGAAAACAATGATTCCGTAAGCCTGAGATAATCGCTGAGCGTCAACTGCGTATAATCAACGCCAATCTCGGAAATGCAGAACTTCTTCAGCTCGAGCGATGCAACTTCCTGTGCCTGATATGCCTCGAACACCTCCGGGTATTCCTTCTGAAGTATCTTTCCTGACTCGCACGCTGGGCCGAGATGGAATACTTCCAGCCACATAGTTTTCTCTGCTATCTCGATCTCCTTCCCTTCGCGATCGATCTTGTGCGTCTTATCTTTGAATCGATCCTGCGCGGTGCGCAATAATTCAGATGCGTTCTCTTTCGCGGTATTTACCGCTTCGGTAAGCTCGTGGAGCTTGTTAAGGTTTTCTCGTGTAATCATGTGTGTATTATAAACTATTTTTACAATTCTTTATACCTCTTTAATGATCCGTCCCCAGTCAGCTCGACCACCTGACCATTCTGATATTTCACTCGTTTCGCTCCGTGCTTCTTCAGCATGAAAATCTGAAACTCATCACGCTGCCTCATCTGTTTATAGTCCGCGTCGCGCTCCGCCGGCGGATGATCAACAATGACCTCGGGGATATACAGCACATAGAACGGCACGTCCTTCATCCGTATATAGAAATCAAGATGCTCGCTCACTTTTAAATCTTGGTCCCATCGAATATATGCAAACATATCCTTTCGCATCAGCGCGAAGTTCAGCACACATCCAGTCCGCTTGTACCGCATACCGTCGTGCATTCGGTAATTATCTCCGTCACTTGTATGCTCAATAGTATCGCCAATCTTCTTCGGAATGAACTCGAAATTGATCTTATGTCCGAGCTGTTCAACACATCCTCCGACAACTCCTGCCTTCGGGTGTGCCTCCATCAGGCTGACCATCTTCCCGATGTCGGTCTTTTCCGTAAATGCAAAGTCGTCATCGAGGATCAGCTTGTACTTGTTCGGCGTTGTTGCGACAAGATGGTTCCGCGCATAGGAAATACCACAATCGTATGGCAATGACTCTGCCGATATTCTTTTAATCAGCCCTGCATCGTAGGCGCGCGAACGCAGTCCTTTATAAAACTCACGGTCAAACTTCTCATTCTGATCGGCGATATATATATTCGCCATCGGGTAATGTTCCGCAATCGACAAAACGAGCTTCTCAACTGCCTTCGGCCGTTTGAATGTCGTGATACAGAAATCGACGAACTTCGTATCGTTCCTTTTTGAGTGGACGATATGCCCCGGTTTAAAATCCTTCATGCCGTTCATCGTTATGGTATAATCGACACCGAACTTTTCAAAGAACCGATCCTTATCGCTCCGTCTGCTGCGGAATGCCTTATATTCGAGATCCTCCTGTGGGTCCACATTCGCCGGCTTGTGTACTACTACCGCATCGGGAGTGAAAGCGACCTTATATCCTGCCTCTTTGAAATCTATGAACCACGAGAGGTGCTCGTATGCAACTTTAATCTCCTCGTCCCACGGCACCGCCTTTACCTTCTCGGTCCGCGCAACAAAGAAGTTAAACGTCAGGTCTGCTGGGCAGTAACGGATATCACGCAGAACATCCGTCATATAGATATTTGAGTCATCCACGGCAAGCGGCGTAAGCTTGATTGACTTTTCGCTTCGATCGATATGTCCCTGATAGTTTCGCAGGACGCCGTCCTGTATAACTCGGCCGCCGATTAGATCAAACGTATCGCAATACTTCAGAAATTTGACCATCTTCTCAATCTGAGCGCCATCTGTATAGAAAAAGTCATCATCCCCAACGAGTACATACTCCGTGTCCACCTGCTTGACGAGCTCGTTTCGGCCGACGCATACACCGCTATCATAGGGGAGCTGGATATATTCCGCATCGTGGTTGTCGCAGTAGTCCTGCATATCCTCGCTGAACTCGCCATTCTCCCCGACGAGGATGTTTATGTCGGGATAGAGTGTTCGCAATGATTTGATACAGGCTTTCGTATATCCGGGTCTGAGGAAACTAATGATGATGGCTGTTACGTTTCTCATTTTTGATGGTTTTTATTTTTTAGGGAAAACATGATATATCGACTTCTCTTTCTTAAGGATCTTGTCGCCTTTGATTGGGAGCTTGTCGCGCTCCACTCTTTCAAATTGTGCCTTCTCCGCTTCAGTGAACTTCTCCCACGGCTTGCCGTACATCCGCTCGTAATACTTCTGCGCTTCTTTTGTCATCGATATTTTCCGCCATGAGTTAATACATGGGGAACAACGACCATGAGTTCACTATCCTTCTGCCCGGGTCGTAACAATCGAATCGACCCTTGATTTTTGAAATTGCCTTTGATACTGATGCGCATATTATTCCTGCAATTTGTCAGGCGCAACACTCCACCTTTTCTGATGGTCACGAATAGCGTTTTTAGATCCTCGCTTTTCGTATCGACCGTCTTTTCTTTATTTTTTCTGACGTATATAAATAATTTTTTCATGTTGCGGTGGCTGGTAACGCTCCTGCTTCTCCAACTTATGAGGCTGGCGACTTTACTTTTAGTCCACACCGCTATATTCCATCCTCTTGCGTGCTCGGCGCCGAGCAGGATGGAGAACTGCTCTCTTATGCAGTCCGTATAGGGGGCAAGACTTGAACTTGCAAAATAGTGTACTGGTCGCGCTTTCCACTATTACGCTTTACCCGCGCGCGTCTGCCAATTTCGCCACCCCTATGCGCACCGCACAAGGCGATGCATTATGCTGTTTTCTTTCCGGCCATGTAGTACCCGATGACCGAGAATAGTCCGAACAACATCCCGAGCACGAATGCTCGACCCTTCTTGCGTCCGTTCTTTTCCGCGATCTTCATGCACCAAAATCCAAACAGTAAAATGATGATTAGAATCATTGCTTTGCGATTTCCCGATCTACCTCATCGACCGCGGCCGTGAGACATTCTCGAAAATCTTTTAAATCCGTTTTGATATCAGTCCTCAATTGAAAGTTCAGTGCCACGTTCCCTTTCTTGAAACCGAAGTTTCTACTGGTCGTATGATCCGCTTGTACGAAATCGACCTTCTTTCTTGTCTGCGTTTTTTTACTCATAATGCTGCTTTTTCTTTTCTGATCTGCGTCGTGCTGACGCCCTCCGTGTACGGTACGACCTTTATTTCAATGCCTAATTCTTCCACTTTATCACGGCCCGGAAATTGTAACCAATCGTCACCGCGAATATACACTATGCCATGCTTGCTATATTTTTTACATACAAGCATGATCTCTTCCTTTGGATTTTTATTCTCTGTAATAAATACTTCATTTACTAATCCTGTTAGGATAAGGTTTTCTGCTCTATGCTCGTATGATTGAATTGATACATGCCCTTTGTTTTCAAAAACAGAGTGATCATCATGCAATATAACAATGACATAGTCAGCTATCTTATTCATCTCATAAAGTAGGTTGTAATGCCCTTTATGAAATATATCAAACACCCCACACGTAATCGCTATATTTATTTTAGAGTCCCTTTTTTTTGCATTACACGATATACATAGAGGTCTTATGTTTCCAATCGAATTATTACCACCTTTTGATATTGGAACGATATGATCTTTAGTAAGAAGACAGAACCCCGTGTGTGTGCTCTCCCATTTTGATTTTAACTCATCCTCAGAAATCGAACATACTGCACATTTGAATCCATGTTTTTTCTTTAAAGATTCCCATTGTCTTATAGAGTGTGAACCCTCTACCCCTTTTAAGCGAAGTATTCTTTCTCTATTTTTTAATAGAATTAAATCTTTATTTCTCTTTCTCCAATCAGACCCAATCTCTTTATACAATATCGGTTTTTTCTTCTTTGATACTGCCGACGCTTTGTTTTGTTCTTCTCGGTATACAGTATCTGTTGACCTTCTTTTTGCATGCCATTCCTGTTGATATTTCCTTGCTTTTTCTGTTTTATAATATCCTAACGCTACTAACCTTTTTGATTTTCCCTTATTTGTATCTTTGTGTCTAATATATGCGCATCCAGTCTTATTATCCCTATCTCCGCAATAAATATGTCTAGGATTTTTTGCAACAAATACGCATTTACAATCTTTACATTTAGTTTCTTTAGGAAATCCTTTCATGGTTTTATTTTCTTACATTTTTCGGTCCATATTGCCAATCCCATTCCTTTACTGGTGTCCTCCACTCCGGCCCATACTTCGCTATCAGCACCGCGATTGGATCTGCCGGCGCCATATATTCCCTATTCTGAAAATATATAGGCTTTCGTTTTTCAATCAGCTCCGCAGGATACTCGTAGGTTATTACATCTTCAGGCAGATTCCGTCCGCCGTTTTTAAATGCGTGGAATATGCGCTTATCACCCTCGGACCGGTAGAAAAACAGGTCTATTTTTATTCCATCCCTCGTGAGTGCGATCTCGAAATACTTATCGAGCTCGCCGAACTGATGATGTATTATAATACCATCCTCCTCAAGTTGTTCTGCAAATTCGTCGATTGAAAGCGGATGCCATTCCTCGGCATATACACCAAGATCAATATCGCCATCGTGCGCAATAAAGTCTCCTTCGCGTACCGCTCCGAGCAGTGTACCGTCGATCAGGAAATAATCAAAGTCTAAACTCTCAAGCGCGCTCACGACATCGGACAGAAGTTTTGCGGCATCACTTTTGATCATCTTTGATTGCCTTCAGTACCTTTGAATATACTGTCTTGTCTTGCAAACTTGCCACGAGCGTGTCGAGGATTGTTTGTCGCGTAACTGTTTTGCCGACCGCGTTACTCATGTCGAGTGAATGCTGTGCAAGCTCTCGTGCACGGCTCGGATCGATCGAATAATTACGACGATTTTCTTTTTTTTCTTGTTTCATAATACGATTATACCATACCTGTAATATCGTGCAACTATTCGCATTGTGGATAACTTATTCGGGCAACTGCTCGATATAAACCTCCACTCGCGGATTGCTTTTGTCGATATAGAATTGATCCACGAACCCTGCGACGAACTTTCTCGAGTCGTTCTGCAATACGCCAGCGGTAACGAGTCCGTCGTTGATAAACTTTTTCGCAAACGCAACGTTGTCGGTATCTTTCCGGTTATCCTTGCAATACCAGCAATATATAATTCGCACCGGATACTTCTCGACCTTGCCTATTCGAGCAACCTTCGCCGCAAACGCGACGCGATCCGTTTCTGAGTGCTTAATACTGTTTCCACTCCATCGGCACGAATTGAGCGCCTTTATATACGCATTGAGATCTGTAAGTTCTCCGGGGATCGTAAAGTGCATTTTAGAATAGGGAGTTTTTTGGTTTGATTCGATAAGACTTGAAGCCAAACTCATCGGTAAAATCGCTCGCCTCGATATCGTGGCCATCCTCCTGAAGCTGGAAGATCCGCGCGTGGTACTGCGATATCAACATCGTTTGCAGAAAATAGCGACCGTTTACCCATCCGCCGGCCCCATTGGCGTTTTGTAATACTGCTAATACTCTATCACATTGCGTTGGTTTTTTCTCTATGGCTTGTGTCATGTGTTTGTATTCCATCCCCACTCTACTAATTATGTATTCTTAGTAGTAATAGTAGTAGAGCGAATGGGGATAAGTTGTGAGTATGCGGTTTTTACCGCTCTATTACTACGTTTATTGAATAATACCGATGTGGACAACCTTGGGATAACTGCATAAACACGTGGGGATAACCAGCGCACAATAAGCGGATTGTGTGGGATAACTCTCGTAATAATTTTAGTATTATGTCAAGTTTATTTTACTATCCTCGAGTTATCCGCCAGTTATCCACATTCGGTTATTTGAGAAATCCCCACATTTTCCACTCCTTTTCTATACCCTCCTTGACCCATTCCTGAAGGTTTGTCGGCTGGCGATCTACCTTACTTACCCCGTGCATTATGGATGTATGATCCCGATTATACAGCCGGGCAATCATAGTGTATGGCATGCCAATATGCTTATTAAGCACGAACCATACTGCCATGCGCGCGTCTACAAACTCGGGCAGCCGAGCCGGCCCCCTCATATCCTCTACGGATACGAGCGAGGCCGAATTTACGATACTCTCTACAAGATAAACCTTATCAACGAAGTCCTTTTGTTTTTTCATGGTTATGACATATATCCCTGCAATCGTTCTACTCCGCTATCTCCTACGAATAACATATCACCCTTGCCGGAAAGCTTCTCGGCTCCTGAATCGTCAAGGATTACTATGCTATCGATTGCCTTTGCTGTTTTGAACACGACCTTTGTTGGGAAGTTTGCCTTGATTGTTCCCTTGATAACATCAACCCGTGGGCTTTGCGTTGCGATAATAATGTGGATACCGGCAGCGCGCGCCATCTGTGCAAGGCGTAAAATCTTCGTTTCAATCTCTTGCGATATGTTTCGCTTGATTTCTTCTGTCTCCTCCATGCCAGCCTTTGATCCTCTCGTGAATACATGGCCGGTATATACTGTCTTTACGTCGATATGCTTTGATGCTATCAGCTCGCCAAACTCGTCGATTACTACGAATTTATAAGGCATCGTTGGAATACCGGATATATTACGCACGCCTGCCTTCTCCATTTCGCTATACCGCGATTCCATTTCAGTCTCAAGGCGCTCAAGACCTGCGTGGATGTCCATAATATCACTCTTATATTCAACCGCTTTTTTCTTGTGATGCGATAACTCGACGCGCTTAGGATCGAATAAATGTATTTCAGTATTCGGTATGCGCGATAGTTGATCTATAAGCGCGCTTAGGAATACCGATTTTCCGCTTCCTGAGGCCCCTGCAACGAGCATATGGGGCGCAGTCCGTATATCGAACCGTCTTGGCGCTCCCATGAGCGTCTGGCCGATTGCTACGTCGAATCCGCTACCTTCAGGAACGGTCGGGAAGGTTCGTTCTGTACGAGGTACTTCAAACCCTATCATTGTGCTATTCGGAATAGGGGCCAGCACGCGCACGCCAGTTATACCGAGTACCTGCTCGATGTCGTCTACATATCCGCGGATCTTGCTCATCTTAAGCCCTATGGATGGCGTGTACTGGTAAAGGTCAATCGTTGACCCCTCTATCATGCTGTCGAATTGCAACATCATGCCGTGCTCCATAAGTTTTGTTTGTATCTTCTCTTCGTTTTTCATTGTGGAATAATTAAGATTTTTTGCCGAGACAAATTGCGCTTCGACCGTTTTCATAAGCTTGCGCATATTGCCGGCGCTTTGGATCTCTTTCTTAAGCAGATCTGTTATGTTTGTGACCTGATGCTTCTTCATAAGATTTGCCTTCTCCACCACCTCATCGAGGCGATGGATATAGGCAATCATTGAAACCTCGTTGTCGAACATAGCGTGTACATTCGGTACATACACCATTTCGCCATTGAGCGCGCGCGTCATATCCTCATAAAAGCGGAAGAAGAAATCAAAGTATAAATCGTTCTCGCTGAACACCATTTCATATTGGCGTACCTGCGACGATCCATCTCTGTTTGCCGTCAGCTTCACTTCTTCGAACATTACGGAGTATGGCTCCTCGCCGTACTTTGCGTATGCGAGCAAGTAGTATGTGACCGCTTGCAATATCTTTGCGCCGTCAATCTTATCAGGGTCCGAGAATGACCTGCACGTTTTGTAATCCTTAATCTTCAGCTTTCCGTCTTCTCGATATACTTGGTCAACATATCCCTTCAGCTTTACCGGAAGGTTGAGTCTATTACCGCGCCATTCTACATCAATATGCTCTTCAATCTTGTCCTCGGTTGCTATAAGCGAACCGACATGATAAGGGATTTGTTTAATGTACGAATTGAATGCAAATGTAAATAACTCGTATGCCTTCTGTTTATTTGGAACCGTCTCGGTAAAGTTTATCCAGCCGTCGGGATAATTCTCCAAGAATGTGAGCCCTCCAGTAAGGCCGAACTTGATGGCCTCCTGCTCGTCTGTCGGTATCATGTCGTCGCATCCGCCATAGTATATCTCCATAGCATTGTGGAATGCCGTGCCAATGACTCCAGATATTCCCATGGTCGTGTCAAACCGATCCTTGTTCACATAGATGATCTTGAATAGAAGCGGATTTGTCGAAAACTTTGTCATTGACGATGCCGAGTAGTGGTCCACCGGAAACGTGCTCACATCGCCCTCACTCTTCGTCGTATTGGATCTCCGGCAAACCTTCGGGAGCGTCAGCTTTGTCTTGACCCTCTTTACCTTCTGCTTTTTTGGCGACTCTTTCTTTGGCTGCTTCGTGCTTTTGGTTGATTGTTTTGTCATTGATTTGTAGATTTCCCATTGTTAATCCTTTCGTTTCTGCCTTCGCCGCTTCAATCCGATCGGCTATGATACTATCTTTGTTGTCTTCAGCAATTGCGATGTTCAGTGTCTCATTCTTAGGAGCAAGTTTTGCTGCCTGCTTGAGCACTGTCTTTCGCGGCATCCATCCTTCAGGGTCGTTGGATGCATTCCATGGAGAAAACTCTGAGGCAAAGCTCTTCGAGAACTTTTTGCCATGCGCGACGATATCTTCTATGCGCATAAACTTTCCGATCTCTCCTCCTGTCTTTGTCGTGATGATCGCATATGCTCCTATCACCTCACCTCGTTCCGCGAGTGTCTTGAACGGATCTATCTCATGGTAGATGTTTGTATTGATGATTTTAAATACATCGTTTTTATGGACCAATTCTGAGACGATAGACTTCGCTCCTGCCCGGTAAAGCAACGTGACGATTCCCTGATAGCCGAGTTGGAATTGCGCTTCCATCACCTCGACCCATGCATTGCCTACTTTCTTTTTGCTCTTATAGGGAAGGACATACGCCTCACCGGAAACATCCGAGGGCATGAACTCGCATTGAGCGACCATCATGAAACTGTTTATGAAACTGATCTGCGTACATTCGAGCAACTTTGGGTTGCGCTGTACTGCTGCCGTCACTGAGCTCATGAATCGCAGCGCTTTCTTCTGATCTCCAAAATAGTTTTGGATCTGAGTTGTGTAGTCATGAGCCAATGTACTCTTGAGATCGTTTATCCCTTTGAACTTCACTAATTCATTCTGTTGTTCTGTCATAATTTTATCGTGCCGGAGCAGTTGCCCTCGGTGTTAATCGTTTATAATCTGCTTCGCTCATTGCAAGTGGGCATGGCTCGGTGTGCCTATATGCCTCCCTGCGAAAGCGTTTGTCGTGGCCGTTTACTGGCCGTATGAATGCTATCTTCATCTTGTCTATGAAGTCGAGACGTCGGCAGCATTCGCATCTCACTCTTTTGCACCGCATACATTTGGAAGTTTTTTGTTTCTTATCTGACGCTCCACGACTGTTGCGTCGAACTCATCAAGCCCTACAAATTCCCGACCATCCTTCCCCGGCCTCATCACTCCGATAAGCACATCCCCCAGTATTTCGTATCCTGCGTAAAACGGATTGATCGGCGATTCTTTATGTCGCGCCTCCTCGTCCATGCACAAGGTTACATTGCCGATAGTTTGCATCTCTACGCATCCTCCGCCGGCTGTAAGTCCTTGTAATAGCTCGAGGTCAATCGGCTTTTGCGTTTCGATTGCCCAATGTTCTCCGTCAGTCTTTAGGTAAAAATATATCATTTATGTTTTTTATTATATGATTTATTGCTCGACCTTTCTACAACTTATATACAGTATATCCCCACCCTAAAACAATGTCAACACGATTTCGTATTGCAAATTGTGGATAACTTTACAGCACAAATTGACCAATTTCGTCAATCGGCTAATATGGTCGGGGCAAACAAAAAACAGCCCCCGGGCTGTTTTTTATATTTATTCGTTCGGTATGTGCCCGAGGATGTGTGAGATCACATCAGCGTTGAACGCATTGCCGAGGCAACGATATTGTTGGTTATTGCTTATCACCTCCGTGTAATGATCGGGTACAGATTGTAACCTGCAACACTCTAACGGGGTTAACCTTCGCACAATAAGATTTCCGTCATTATATAATTTTATGAAGTTATTATATTGCCACGATGATCCTGTGAGTGTTGGCGCCTTTTCACTTGATTGATAACCAGCATTCTTGCCCCTTGATTTCCCAACAATGGCAATCTGATCCCAATTGTGCTTATCTCCGAACTTCGAACCGAGACCCGAGGTTCTGATGGTATTCGATTTCAGCTTTTCTGATCCATCGGGATTGATCGCATATAGCCCAGTTTTCGCTCCCGTACCTCCTCCGCCCGAAGATAGTGTGACCGATTTGCCGTCTATCTCGTGAATGCGGAATGCTTGCGCGATCGGTTTCCCTTGGCGCATCTTCTCGAGGATTGTCTGAAGCGTTGCATCGCTGATGTAATACTTCTCGTCTACCTCCTGCTCGAGAATATCTTTGAGGAATATCTGCCTGTCTTCAGGAAGTTTCACGCCGGGTATGTTGGTCCAAAATAGTCTCTTTCTTCTTTGTGCAGACACAAGCGCTGCGTCGATCATAATAGGTGCTCGGAAGCATGTTATATTCGCGCTCGACGCACGCTTCGTATTGTGAGTATGCTTCGTCCTTTATTTGATTTTACCGCGTGGACCACGCCATCAGGATATACCCGAAGGCGAACATTGCGACTGATAGTAAGATGAATTTTTGTGTGTTGTTCATAAAAGTCCTTGATCTATTTCTTTACATAGCTGTTCGACCGCCTGATTTATTGCATCGAGCTCCTCTTTTGTTTTTGCATTTCGAATGCGTCTTCGTGCATTCTTCAGTACCGCGATCTTCTTCCGTGCTTTTATCCCCGGAAGCATTAACTTTTCGAATACCCAGTTTGATATATTCATAATACGATTATACGATTTAACATTTATCAACGCAAGTATGGGAATGTGGATAACTCAGGGACTTGAAACATTACGAGAAATATGGCGTTATATAATACAGAGAGGATAGTACCCTCCGAAACAGTTGGTAACGCCATTGTACTCGCTCCGTCTGATGACATATAGGGAGCGAGTTTTTTATATCAAAAAAGATCCCCGAAGAAGGATCTTTTTTGTCGGACTATGATGCCGTTGCATAGAGCCGGTTCGCAGGATGCTGACGAACACCCGAGCTACCGAAGGTGAGGAATGAAAGACAACGGGCAGTATAAATGTGTCCCCTGCTTTCGCTATCAGTATATCATCACGAAAAAAAAGAGGCAATAACATTGTACGCCTCATTTTATCTTACAATCGGGGCAATGGGTATATTCAATCTCATGCGTTTTATCTTTGACCCATTCGCACATCTGAAGCCACTGAGCGTTGGTCACGATGACCCATTCTCCGAATCTTCTGAACCGCTTACACTTTCGGCAGCGTTGCAGTATTTGCTTCATGGCACACTCCTTTGTCGTGATCGGCTGGTTCCTCGTTGAGGCCGATAGTTATACTGCATTTCTCTTTGCACGAAAAACATGTCCAGCGTTGCTTTGCAGGGCCTGTTCCGTGCGCCATGATACCATTTCGCATCCATCTCGGTTCCATATTGCCTCCTTTTGGCCCTGTGTGGGCCTGTGGCGTGGATTTTATGCAAAAACGAGGGATAATGCCACTCGTATTGTAAAAGAGCTCAGGAGCCCAACAGGACGAACGGCAACCATCAACCATTCGCCCTGATGGACGCCCGAAGACGTATTATTTATTCAGCTTGTCATCCACGAACTCGTTGATCTTCTTTTGTACCGCGCGCGCATACTTAAATCCAAGGAGCGCCGAGTTTTCGAGGATCGAAATAATCTCGGTCACGGCAATCAACGCCTCGATCATATCGTCGAAGAAGTCCGGGACGAAGTGGATATGCAATGCCTGATGCGCCATGATCAGAAGCATCATGTATATGAATAGCTTGTAGAGCGTCACCCCTAACGATGCCGAGCTGAACCGCTTGTGCTTGATCGATACCGCAATTCCCATGAGTAGGTCAATCCCAACGAGGTATGCAATCGCGGTAACAACTATATAGTCATACCCGAGCGAGTATGACAAAAAACCCAAAATGGAAGAAGCGATTATCTTTATGTCGATATTCGCGATCAATGATTTTATTGCAAGCGTCATTTTTGAAACGTGGGTCATTTCAGTAATAATTACGGTCAGATGTTCGGCCGAGCGGACATAATCCGCTCAACCCAAAACCCAAAGATTCCTCATTTCTTTACGAAGCTGACGATATCGTTCACATAGTTGGATCCGCGACCGATTATCAATCCCGATATAACATATCCAGCGAGCGGAATCGATGTCACGAGTCCACCCATTGAGAGGATATCTATACGGTAGATGATTGAAACGATGATCCCGAATGCAAGGGATACAAACTTGATATACGGTCTGGTCGGGCTATCATTCGATTCCCCGAAGATATATGTAATCAATCCCTCGATGAGGGTCGCCAAGATAAAAATGCCTGCTACTGCTTCCATAATCATTTATATAGTTTATTTATATGCGCACGAGTCTTAGGGCCTACTCGACCATAGCCCGATGTTGATGGTGTACCTTCCGAGATGATGCCATAGCGCGCTTGATAGTCCTTCGTGCAACGCTCCGTTATTTCGCCGAAATAATCAGACCCCGAATGATTCGCAGGGAATAATCCTTCGTATTTGTATACGGCCTGTAATGCGCGGACATCTTCGCCAGTCATCCCTTTTTCGAGATCTCGTTCGAGTAATACTTTTGGCCGCACCGGCTTTATGTCAATGACGGAATATCCTTTGAATGATGTCGGGACCAGTCCGGGGATATAGTTCCGCTTTGAGAAGAACTCCCTCGTAATGAACCGCACGCCTGTTCCGTTGATGCCGGTTGTTCCCCAGCTATCCTCAATCGTAAACCCTTCCTGTCCATTCCATATTCCGAAGTTCGGAGTCGCGCATACCTCGTGGCGCACGCTCGCATTTTCGAGGAACAATCCTGCGTCGATTATGGTCGGCACATCGCGGTTCCATTCTGATACCGTAGCGAAGAATCCGAGTGGAATAGGCTTTCCGGTCGCATGCAAGGTCGAGATGATTGTGTCGAAATCATACGCAGGGAGCGAATAGAACGCATCCAGTAATGAAAGCCCTGCAACCTGCTTATCGAAACCGCTCTGCACGACTGCCTTCAGCTCGTCGGCCGACACATTGTTTGATATCTCCAATACCTCCAAGCCGATGCCTTCCTTGCGCAATAGATCCAATGCTTCCACCGGATACGCTCCTTCAGCTGGCTTGTTGCTCCGCTTATTATAATCCGCAGCGCTGAACTCGATGAACTCACCGCGCTGTTGTTCGTGTAGGATGCCTGCCATCTTTGCTCGAGCATGAAATACGCACGAGCTTTGACTCATCTGATTGCGCCTCGGCCATATCTTCCACCGATCGGGCGATGTTTGCCCCAATGAAACAGGAGCGGACGCAGAAACAAGCTCCTTGAATTGAAAGAGCTTGTTTTTTTGTTCCGATGTTCCGAGGTCAATGACGCCTGAGTATTTCTTGTCGTTAAAGATTTGCATGGTTTTATGTGGTCAGATTAAAGATGTAAGAAGATCCTGAAGCTCCCGTTGTTCCAGTCGATCCGGCCGCTTGACCGGTCGATACCCCTCCTGACGCACCTGCATTCCCACCTGTACCTCCTGCACCGCCTGATACATCAATGACATCTGCGATGGTTACATTTGTGATGAAGTTTACTACAACAATAGATCCTCCGTTTCCGCCCGATCCTCCGGCGCCTCCTCCGCCTGCTCCTTTCTGGGAGCTATTCTGAGCGGTCCCTCCATCGCCACCGTTTCCGCCGTTTCCGCCGTTTCCGCCCTTAGATTGGAATAATGTGCCAGTTCCTGCGTCGCTTATTGTGTATACGAATACACACATTACACCACCAGAACTTCCTGATCCACCGCCACCGCCACCGGCAGCTGATATACCATTAGCGCTTGTTTGTGATCCTCCTGATCCACCGCCACCTCCACCGCCACCTGTTGGAGAACTATTATATCGAGTCCATGTTCCGTTATCGAAACTGTGCATCAGCTGAGCAAAGGTAAGCGTGCGCGGTTTGATTGTCGCAGCTGTTACCGTTCCTCCGCCACCGCCAGTTCCGCCACCGCCACTCCCTCCGCTCGGTACGGCACCTCCTTGTCCGCCGGTTGCTCCTGTAACGCCAGCATTCGTAGAAAGCGCAGTCGTAACATTCCCTCCAGTCGATCCGTTGCTACCAGTCGTTCCTGCTCCTTGTGCCGATACCCCTCCTGCACCAGCGCCTCCTGCAACACCAGCCACGCCTCCGCCAAGTGTTCCTGCTGTACGAACAACTCCTGCTGATCCGCCATTTCCACCGGGCGAAGACCCTGCACCGAATACAAAATTACTTCCCCCAGAACCATTTCCCCCGGTGTTTCCGTTGAACTTAATTTTATTCGTTCCGCTCCTCGCCAATACTCCGCGAATAAATAAGCGATAACCGTTCGTATCGAGGTCTCCTCCCGATAGAGTCAAATTATTAAAATACGCATCTCTTGTAAGCGCGTTTGATGTAATCGGACCAGACGAAAAAGAGCCCGAGTTTATTGTTACATCCCCATCAGAACCATCGCCGAAAAAATTGACTACTTCCAACCTTTCATTAATAGCATCTCCGTGAGCATTAATATCAGTTGCATTTATAGGATCCCCCGGAGCCCAATTATTTTTTGCTGATGCCATATTAAACGAATGTATATTTAGCCGAAATGAACATGCTACCAGATTTTACCCAGCCCCCAGTTGCAAGCAACGACCATGCCTGTCCCGAGTTTGCGCTTACAGTCCCGTCAATAAACGCCCCCCATTCCGTATAGGTTCCGTCGGCAACATCGCCGGACGCGATGAACCAGTCTATATATGCGATATTCTCGTCGAATGCCTGACTGTCGGCCTGCGCGCGATATAATTCGCTGACGAGTTGTGTTGATGCGTTTGTGAATACTGGGCTTGACCCGTTTCCAATAGCGCCGTAATCAACTTCTCCGCTGTAGGTTGTATCCCCTGCAAGACGTCGTGCAAGCACATTTCGTCCAGTAGTTGGGATGATATTTTTTGCGTATTGCACTGCCAAAATAACACCAGCAATCTGAAGCGTCTCGATTAGAGCTGTATTTCCCCATCGAAGCGCTTCCCGAATATCATTGACGATATGGTTATCGCGCTTTACCCATGAGGCAAGCGAAACAGCAGTATATTCCCCGATAACTTTTCCAATTTCCTGTGTCTTTTTGATTTGCATGATAGAAAAAGGGAGCGCAACGTTTGTCGCGCTCCCTCGGTACTTCCGTAAGGAGAAGCTTAATGAATATAGTATAGCACCATTTTTAGTATGCGACAAGTGAAATCCCAATACGGCCGGGACGCTTTGTATCAAGTTGTCCATTCGGAGTATACGGCGAGAGAACATAGATTGCATCCGTATCATCTCCCAGCGGATCGAGCAGGATGTTTTCCTGCGTTTCAACCTGTTGTTCATCATCGAACGATGCGACAACTTCCGTCTCCTCCTGAACCGTAACGAGCTGCGTATCGGTAAAGATATCCTCGCTGGTTTCCCGTTCATCTCCCGGCCTTGGATCAGGCTCGAGGATTTTCTGCATCAGCGTAATAAAGTCGTATCGTTTCGTGGATATGAGTTCGACATCATAGTGGAAACTGTCGTGGTCCCTCATGCGAAACGTAAGGCCCTTGATAATCAGCTCGTCGTCAATCCCCTGCACATCGCTTTGAATACGCAAGATCATTCCGGCGCGCAGGCCTGAAGTGTATGTCCTGAACTTTGCATCAATAACCGGCTCTGCATACGCATAGAGTTCTGCGTTTGCCCTTCGTCGTGCAACCACATTGCTTTCGATGGAGTCGTCGCGGATAAGCTTTTCGATTGTACCGTACTCCGCAATACTTACAGGGTCTTCAGCCACGGCGAATACAGGCACCTTAGGATTACCCGAGAACTCAATAATGTCTCCTGCGAAAAGATTATTCTCGAAGCGGATCATCTGCTCCTGAAAGTTATAGAGCACATCATTCGCCGAGAAATCGTCAATAAAGTCAATGCCGACATTCTGACTGACCGTATTAAGTAATACAGTCAAGTTCGCAAAGCGATAGGGGAGTTTGAACGATTTGCTGTCATTGCCGGATACCGTGATGCTGTCGGAATAGGTGAGTCCATTGTATTCCCCTCCGCGGAGCTTGATGCGGTTTGCAACCTGACTGCCGTCTGCGTTCCGTCTGAGCGTCTTGTTGATATAGTTCCCGTTCGTGTCGGTCAGGTCAAATGGCGCAACCTTCTCATAACGAGCGAAAAAGTTGATGTCCTTCTCCTCACTTACATACCAGTCATAATTCACGATATCGGCAAGCCGTTTTAGGCATGTCGAAATTGCAATCTGATTGAATACAATCTTATCGATGATGAAGCTGGAGCTGACACCTGTCGTTGTGAAGGTAGGCGCGTATGTCGCAATGATGTCCTCGATGATTTCCGTTATTGTTTGGCCCTCATAGGTGCGCGCAACGAGCGTCTTGTCGAGCGTATAGGTATGATCGACGCATTTTATATCATATTCGATGCCCCTTGTTCCAACTGCGTGCTGTTGCTGTATCGTTACGATAGTTCCGCCGAATATCTTTACATCGCCATCGTATACGGAAACCTCATCGCCATATACCGGCGTGAATGTCTTTGATCCTGCCTTGCGGACCGTGAATGATGCGCTATCAACTTGACTCGTTATCTTCTGGGATACTTCGAGAGAGCCGTATTCTACCTGTAAAGAGATGTCTAAATCATTGACGAATACTTTTAGAAATGTAAAGTCCTGCGCAAACAAAAGGTTCCCTCCTTGGACGAGGGTAAGGAAGGAACCAGTTGTGAGTTGCAGTTTTGAGTGCATAATTTAGATTGTGATTTCAGTTGCAGTAAAGGTAAATGGAGTTGACCAACCAGATGCGTTAGAAAGTTCTGATACATTAAAGTAAGTTGCGATCGTCGTTTCTTTTGAGCAACGCACCGTATACGTCCTCGCTGTTGTGTTTGTTGCTGGCACAACTGCCTCCATAATCATAATACCTGCATCATTTATATCATATCCTACTGCTCGCCATGACGCGGTGCCTCGCCTACGACTTCCTTGAGAGCTTCCGATACCTACTTGAGCCGCGTTGGTCACATCGTAGAAATCAAATACATGCAGGTCATTTACAGATTTACTGTTTACAGAAAACATTGCACGCAACAAGATATAACTGCTCGCACTCTGCGGTGTAATAGCAACCCTCCAATTTGTAGAAACCTCTGTAGCCGCTTGTGTTGTTGTAGAGAGTGCCGTGGTATCAGTTATCTGCTTTATTTGCAATACCACTCCTGCCACTGATGCTCCGGCTACAGAGTACTCGTTCGATGGGTCGAAGAACAATATATCGGCCGTATCAGCTGATCCTATCTTCCGCTGGATTGCCCCTGCGGTTGTAGGCTTTGCAACAACAATCGCGCCAGCTGATTCTGAGATATAGACGGGTGCGCCGACTGTGAGAGTTGGGAATAATGCGTCTGCTCTGATTTTCCCAAAGAGCAAGATTTCCGTCGCTCCGCTTCCTGTAACTGCAAGTACGCAGATACCAATCTTAACTGCACCTGCGGTTGCATCTGCGTTAGCGTCTGTCTTCCACCATTTGCTATCAGCTGCTTTGAGATATACGAGGTCGCCGAATACGAGCGTTTCGCCTGATGTCCCTGCTTCTGTAATGCCTGAATGTTTTCCGTCGGCTGATAATGATGCATCCAATTTGAGTGATGCTTCTCCGAGTTGGATTGCTTCGAAAGATGCTGTTCCTGTAAATGAAGGAGATGCGGCCGGCGCAAATCCAGTATGCCCAGAGTTTGCAAAAGAAAGGTTCGAAAGCGCTGAGTGATCCGTTGACGGAGAAAAATTGAATGTCTGCGTAAATGCAGAGTCTATCTCGGTTGCCGATGAGGCGCTTTTTTGCACAATGATCCTGCCGACAAGAATTGACGATGAAGTAATCTCGGCCGGTAATGAAGTCGGAACGGTAGATTGCTGGGCCTGCACCAGCGTATAATCCCCTGTTCCGAGGACGATATAGCACTCCTGCTGGTTCGAATTGACTGCGCGGAACACCCAGTTTACCGCATAACGTCCTGCTGTGAGAGTTGCAAGAGCAGTTCCGTTATCATACTGCGTATTATCATATTGCGTGATGTCAGATTTCGTCCATACGCCTGCCACATGGGCATAAAGCTCCAGTTCATCGGTTGCGGACGTAAACGCCCCAAGGACGGCCTGATGAGCCCCATTCCATACGTTCCCTGCGGTTACCGTAACGGTTCTTGTGGCTACTTCTCCCAGCGCAAGGCCTCCCGGCTCCAATGAAAACCGATCGGTAAGAACAAGTCGTCGCATCAGCTTGTTTGCGAGTCCCTTTCCTGCGGCGTCCCATTCCAAAATATCAAGATGTGTTCCGCTTCGAAATACAGTCAGCAACGGAATGACACTTGTGTTGTCGATTGTCGATGTAGAAGTAACCACCGTGATAGTCGGGGAGCCTCCGTTATAGTTTGCAACGATGTAATTTGTTACGCCATCAGTGAAAGAATAATCATCTCCGACGATCGAAAACTTCACAAAAGGAGGCGTTCCAACTGCGTCAGTCGAGAATACATATTCGCCATCTCCCAGCGTTACCGTGCCGTCCATATTGTCCGTTATTGTCGGGCTGACATAAATTCCGGCCGAAACAAAGACATCATGCACATGGCCTAACTCCTCGTAGAGCGTGTCGAAATACGTCTTTAAAAATGCCTTCACGGTCGCCCATGTGATCTTCTTATCGACAGGGGTTGCCTCAGGTGTGGTAACAGTATAAAGCAAGCCGGTATCTGCTGGGCTTGCGTCTGCTGGTAATTCGATTAGTTCTTTATCTGCCATAGTTTTATATTGCGAACCTTGTGTTCATTCTTAGTGAGTTCATAATTGCATCCTGAACTTTAGAAACAAGCTCATTTCCCGAAACATCGCCATTCACAACAACATTGACCGTAGTGCCTCCTGCTCCATTGGGTATGATTGTTCCGCTTGATCGTGGGACGAATACCTCGGGGCCTCTTTCGCCGACCATATACGGCGACCCTCCTGTTACCGGTCCGCCTGTTGCGCGTCCGGGGAGTAGGAAATTGAGCGCTCCTGTTATTGCATTGCCGGCGAAGCTTCCCGTCTTTGATGCAACCTTCCCTGCCCATTCCCATGCCTCCTTGAACCGCTCGATCAGCTTCTCAACCGATGTTATAACCGTAGAGAACGCATCTCGGAGTCCATTGAGCCGGTCAATGAATATGCTGGCAATGAAATCTGCGAGCTTCGTGAGCCATGTCAGCACCTTTATCAGTCCCTCTATAAATCCCTGTATGAGAATGACAACCGTTGAAAGAGCAACGGCAAGTACGAATCCGATTACTTGCGCGAGTGCTTCGAGGTAGGGCTTGAGTGGCTGTAATGTATCCCATAGGTCGGTCAATGCCGGTCGAAGTTCCTCATTATAAAGCGACACGATACTCGCCCATGCGTCCTTCAGGAGCGTAACGAGTCCTGTATTCTCCTCGATACTTTCGAGAAATGTTCCGAGCTGGTTCGATAACTCTCCCATGTTGTCCTTGTAATTCATCAACCAAGTAGACGCCCGAGACATTGATTCCGTAAGAGCATCGAATAGGCCCGAGCTTTTCACAATATCAGAAAGGAATATACCGATACTATCCTTCATGTTCGACATCGCTTGATTGAATGTACCTGACTGGTTCACGTACGCATTAAAGAACCGACCACCTGAATCGTTCGCCTTATCAAACATCTGCGTGAGCAATTCGAATGTTACTCCTCCGCTATCCACAAGCTCTGCGAGCGCGTCTCCGCTCTTTCCCGTTGCCTCCGTGAGCATTTCATAAATAGGGATACCTGCGAATGCAAACTGCTTGATGTCAATCGTTGCAGCCTTTCCAACCGCGGCGATTTGCTGAAGGTTCACAATGATACGATCGAGTTCCGCCTGTCCTTTTCCCATAGCGGCAAGACCTTCTCCGATGTCGAGAATGATGTCAATGGATTTGTCGCCGTCCTTTGTAACGGATGTAAGCAACTGTACTGCCTGAGAAAGCCCGGGAAGTTCAAAAGGCGTCCTTGCTGCCTCCTTCTTCAGCCGGTTCATTGTCGTGCGTGCCTTCTCGGCCGATCCGAGCAGGGTAGTCATACCAACCTCTGCCGTTTGTAGATCCGCGGCAACCTTTATTCCCCATGTAGCACCAGCAATTGCAGCGGTTCCAAGCGCGGTCGCCGCGTATTTTGCAGCGCTTGCAACATACTCCAAAGAGCCGCCCCAGCGTGAGGTGCTTTTTTCAGCGGTAGCAAACTCGCCGGAAATCTTCCTGAGTTCCTTTGATGCCTCATCCTGCAATTTGAGAACGATTTGTAATTGGCGCTGATCCATGGATTACTTATTTTTACTGCGCATTTGTTTGATGCGTTCCTGCCGATTTATCTCGGCGATTATTTCGATGTACTGATACACATCCTCGATGTTCATATCCCTGATTTCATTCGGCGTCCATCCGTATCGGTGCGATAGTGCTTCCATCGTTACCGGCTCGCTCCATGGCTTTTTACCTTCCAGTTCGAGCCGAAGATGTATGCCGAGTATTATTTTTTTTTTGGATTCGTGATTGCGTTCACGGCGTCGAATAATTTATCGCCATCCTCGATGCAAAGATTATCCATCCAGTCCTTTGAATACGGAATCTCAGTACCGTCTATCAATGTGATCTTCTTGATGCACAGTTCGAGCGCCTTATACTTCGCGCTTGCAAGTACTGACGCATCCAATTCGAGGTTTTGCTTTTCGTTTGCTGCGAGTCCTGATACGCGCAATCCACCCAGCATGGCCGAGCGGATCTGTTCCTGCATTCCCCATGTGATCGTATCGGCTACTTCCACCTGTCCTATTGAGAGTTTTATTGTTTGCATGGTTTTATGGTTTTGCCCGGGAAGTCATTTGACCGCCCGGGCATTTATTTATCTTGATTATGCCGACGGCACGTTCGTATACGAGGCGGTCAGGTTCTTGATGGTCGTAGTAGACTGTTCGCTATCCGTTGCATTGTAGAATGCACGGAATCCGACAGTTTCAACAACGAGTTCGTTCGCTCCACCTGATCGGCCCCAATCCATCAGTTGCACCTTATTTAGAATTACTGTGATTGTCGGCTTGTTTCCTGAGCCGAGGTCTGCATCTCCTTCGATCGTGAGGCTCATATACTTTGCGGCATCTCCGAGATATAGATCCTTGAAGGTCTCATCGGCGAAGTTCAGAGTGAAGCTTCCGTCGATCATCATGCGCGCATTGTAGATGTCATCCGGCGTATAGGAACCGACGACATGATCCGTGAGCAATCCTTGATCCCATCGGACGCTGAGGTCCTTTATCTTGAGTGCGGTTGCTCCTGCAAGCCCTGCTTCAGTATCGGCAATCTTTACCGTGATGTCCTTCGCGATGAAGTCGTATTCGGTATCATAGCTCGGCGCGTCTGCGTTTGAAGCGGCAACCGAAGCGATAAATGAAGCATTGAAGCGCACATAGTCATCAAGCGCGGCGGTTATCTCGAGCGTGTTGATCATCGCATTCGAGAATGTCTGCTGTTGTACCGATCCGTCCTTCGCAAAAAGCGTAAGGCTCGGGTGCTGGATATTCTGTCCCAGCGAAAATGCGTGCGACTTTACAGAGCCGGTTACGGTTGTGGTTACAACGACTCCATAGATATTCGACAAGAGCCATCCCAAAACATCGGCATGCAATATGCCTTCGACTTCTCCTTCGACATGCTTCTGTACTACCCGGCGACCTTCGCCATCCTCGAAGCGTCCGCGTGTCGTTTCATCGATCGCGTGAACGGCTTTTTCGATCACATTCGCAGTGACCTTTCTCATCCATTTATCCGCAGTTGTTTCCGCGGATCCTCGGCTTGCCTCAGTGGCAACGCCAAATTCAATTTCGCGCCCAATTAGTTCCATTTTATTAGATAATTTTAATTTTTAATGCATTTTTATGGATTGCCATGTGACTACTATGGCAATCAAACAGTTCAAGATTCTCTATCCGATTATCATCCTTTATCCCGTTGATGTGATGTATGATTTCCTTTTTCCCAAGAATGCGATTCAATGATGCCTCCATAATCAATCTATGTTCCCTGACATATCCGTCTTTAGTACATAGTTGATGCAATGGTGCATATATCATCACATAGCCAGATCCCGTAAGATATCGACCTCCTGTTTTTAATTTCCCTTTATTCCCTAATCCTATCTTTTGCTTATGCAGGTCAGTGAGTCTTCTTCCTGTTATTGCGCCGTGGTAACATACTTTGCTACAAAAAAATCTTTCTTGCCCTTTTTCCGTTTGCGATCGTATATACCATCCGGAAAAATACTTTTCTTCTCCACAAGCATCGCACGCTATATTTTTACCTGTTTTCTTCATTTGAATAAAAAAGGGGACACGCGCATGGACAATGCACATGCCCCTCGGTACTTCCGCAAGGACTTTTCAATATCAGTATATCAGATTACTCGGAAGTCAACAAGCATTATGCGCTCGTTAGAAGTTTGATTTCAACATTCAGCGGCGCATACGCAACCAGCCCATCCTCCTCCTGCGATAACTCCCATGCGTCCGCGCTGTCTATCTTGACCCATACCCGATGGCCGTCAATCGTTCCCTGATTCCAATCGGCGTTAAACTTCGCAATAATCGCATCGACCGTCCGAGGAAGTATCACATCAAACGCCTGTGCTTCCGTTGTCTGTGCCGTGCCGACCATCACGATCATCATAAACCGATATGTCGCCATGTTCTCGTTCTGAGTTTCAAAGGTATTGGTAAACCCGGAAGGCTTGAAGAATACGCAAGGGAACTTCGTCAGCTTCGTTTTCGGGACAGAGAATACATCCTTAACCTGCGTTACTTCCGCGAGTGTCGCTTTAATTTTTATAACCAGTTGTTCGTACATATTTTTATTTTGCCATATCGGCCGTTATGTTGTCCAACATTTTCAGATACAAAGCCTCGATTGCGCCCTCCTTTTGATACTTCACGAAATCGAGCCATGGCCTTCCCTGCATCCTGCGCGTCCCATCATGGACGTATTTTGCATAGGGAGCAGTGACCATGTTCGGTCCAATTCGGCCGACAAGCCCATCGATTTCCGTAATATGCGTATCCCTGAGGTTCCCAGAACGCTGGCGCTGTGCCTTCCGTTTATACCGTGGATCATTCGATACTGGGGCGCCTCCGCCTCGTCCGCCTATTCGCCACGGCGCATTTACAATACCGCTCTTATACAAGGCAAGGCCCCGGGTCAGGAATAATCGCCCCTCATCCAGTACTACCTGAGGGTTGCGCTTGATTGCCGCATTTAGTTCTCTCAATCCTTTCCATTCGACGTTAGACATAGTGTTCTAAAAGTGTTCAAGATACTCCCCTGCCCACTCCTCCGAAAATGACTATACCATTTTTACCACTCCTCCGGAAAAAAGCGATGGAGAGTGAGAGTAGGGGAGAGTGAAAGACCGCATAAACACTAATCTTTTATCAATGTGAGTTCTTTGTGCTGATTGAGGCCAGTTGCGTTGATCTGCGTATTTTTCACGGAATAAGTACCAGCATAATCGCCTGAAGCGATCGTAATGGTATCCCCGGGCTGTATATTTGCGTCCTCATCGACCCATCCGAGGAAGGTCTTGCCCCACGCCTCCGCTATATGTTCTATGAAATCGGGACTCGCCTGCTGGATATGCCCCAAAACCGAACCAGCCGAAACCTCGGCGGCGCTTTCATTGCTCCATGACATACGGGTCACGGCAAAGGTTGTGGTAAAAAATCGGTCGATGCTCATATCAGTATGCGCTTATAGGCCTGCAATATGTTCTGTGCGCTTTGAAAATCCCCCCATGAATCGTTCCCATTATCCGAATTGTAGGTCACGGAATAGTTGCCGATACTCTCGGTCTTGATCTGTTCTCCGCCTGATCGGCTTTGATTTAGTATTCCGGCAACAAACACGGTCGCCGCGAACTGAATATCGGCAGGGGCCGTTGCGCTATATCCCCATTTTGCTGTGATGCGGTTGTTTTGCATGCCCTCGGGAAACGAGCGTGCATTGAGCACGATGCTCGATGCTGGGAATCCCTTTGCCGCGAAGTTCAACGGGTACAGGAAATACCGGTCGGCGCCGGTCGCTATAACTTCCTGAAATGATGATCCATATCCGTCGAGGCCGACTTCGACCTTCGTAATTGCTATGCATTCGTCTATAAGGAGCTCATTCGTACCGTCTCCATCGTAAAGCCGGGCCGATGCGGTTTCATCAGCGACGAAATTGCGCTGAGTAATGTTGTCGATGATCTTCTCAACACTTACAATCCAATCATTAAGTTGGCCATCAAATACCTCATCTATTTCCTGCAATATATAGTTCTCTATTGCTGTTTTTGTGGTGTATCCTTTTGGAGTCATATATTTATTATAAGTCTTTTAGTGGTGATTGACAACTTATATTACCTCTCCCGATATAGATTTCAGTTTTACTGAATCTGAATCCATTGCCGCTACAACTGCGTTAGCAATAGCCACGGAGTCCCCAACTTGTTCAGGCATAATTTCCAAAGGCAGTGCGTTGTCAAACGTATTCATGTTCGTGATGTCATTTGTGCCATTCATGATGTCTGCAATATAGATGTAAGCTCCTGCGGTTGCACTCTTGGCGGTAATGGTAACTGTTGCCAAGGCGTATTCCGTACCTGTGTATTCGCCTGTAACCGTGATTGACTTATAAGTCTCTAAATCATTGGTAGCGGTCTGCGTGTCGATAGCGGTAGACTCTCCAGGGAGTTGCAAGGTTACAGTCACTTCATCAGTTGAAAAGGCAGTGTTTTTCTTGATAAAGACTGGTACGGAAAGAGCCTGCCCTGGTCTTGCCAAAACTTTAAACGACCAGCTTATCCCGGTAGTATTGGCTGGAGCTAGTCTTAGATTTTTAGTACCTGCTGTTCTTACGTTGGTGTCGGTCAACCCTGCTCCTGTAGACTGATAAACACCTTCTGGGGTGTAGACAAAATGTGCTCCTGCTACGTTGTTGATGTTATGGAAAGCTATCTTAGAACCAGCGGTCAACAAGAGATAAGCCGTTCCTAGTATATTGTTTCCAAATCCACAATTGTTGAAGTACATAGTATCTACTACGTCGGGAAGTAACTCCATATCTATTTCATTATTACCCCTTGAACCAACCGAACAATTATTGAAGACAATATTTTGAGCAGCACTAACATACAAACCTTGCTGACGGTTGCAGTTTATCTCACAGTCATTAAATGTAATGTTTCCAGCGGTTGAGGTCATTGCTACGCCTCCGACAGTAGAGGCACTTGACGCACCATTGGCATTTGAGACGCAACGGTTTATTTCAAGATTGTAAGAAGAAGCGTTTAATCCATAGCGTTGATTGCCTACGAAAAAACAATCGTTCAAGATTTTATTATTAGCAGAAACTTGAAAGCTAAAAGCATAACCGCTGAGAGTGGAGTTTCCAAAGACACAAAAAACATTATTAAACGTCATTGGGTCTTTCAACGCTGAAAGCAGCACTCCGTAGTTTTGATGGTTGTAGATAACACTGTTATCAAATCCTAAAAATTGAGTATCTGCTTCTGATTTTATTCCCTCCTTGTCTCCAAGCCCTGGGTTTGCTCCTGTTTTTTCGCACCGAACTCCGACTAAATTGAAGTCTCCAGCCACAGTAGATTGATTGTAAGCATACCAACCGTTCGTTGCATGGGTGGTGGTGAAGATAATGTTTCTAGTTACATTCAATATCCAAGCGTTCGTATTGTGAGTATAAGTAAAAGCTGCTTCTGCTCCGCCCGAAGTAGCCGAAAGAACATAAGAAGTTGAGGAGTTTTTTGTAATGACAAAGCGTTTTTCCACCTCATTGTAATTGGTAGAGTTGTCGCTAGTTGCTGTGATAGCAAGCTCTGTTCCTACTGGCCAGTCAACTGCTCTATCTAAAATCAAGGGGTCAGCAGTAGTTCCTACACCTGAAATAAGTTTGGCTTTCAAATTAGCTTCTACAACCGTACCATGCGGTCTGCATTTCCCACCAAGGAAAACTCTAAGCCCAAAATCACCACCAGTATCTTCGACGAATTTGATTGTTATATTATTAGTGTAAGGCGTAACGTCATCAAAGAAAGCACCATTTTTGCCAACAGCAACATCTCCGTCAATCGTAAAGTCAACAGGTGAGGCTGTGTCAGCGTCAATTATCCCACCATGACCCACATAAATAGCATTAGAAGCAAAGTTTCTAGTAGCGACTATAACCGCTACGTTAGTTCTCACTCCAGCTCCGACGGATTGAGTTCCGTCACCCGTAACCACTATCGGAGTAGTGTTGTTTTCTCCAATAACAAAGACGCCTTCAGCTCCAGGGACGCCTGTTCGGCTGTCGATATTAAAAAATCCTATTAGCGTTCCGCCTGAATCAGCCGCAGCGTCTCCAGCAGATACAGTAGCGGTCCTTAATTTCCAACGATAATAACCTGCAGAAGTAGTGGTGAATTGATAAGGAGTAGCGAGCGAGAATCTGACATAAAAGTTGTCGGTACGGTTTGCTGCTGTAATACTCGCCGAAGCTACGTCGCTCCATGTTGAGCCGTTATATTCTTGTAATGTAGCAGTCCAATCCGCTACACCATCGTCAACGCAGTAGAAGATGACACCCTTACAAAAATCAGAAGTTGAGGGGGCTGTAAAAACATCCGTAAATTTATCGGTGTTAGTGATTATGATATTTGTAGTTGCGTGCAAAGTAGGGGTGTTTGTAATAGTTCCCCATGTGGCGGCACTGCTCCATAAGCCTGATTGTATGGCTGCTTTCATATAGTTATTTCGAGGTCGTCAGGGATTAGTTCTGCGGTTTCTCTTTGTTCTTTTAAGGCTCTTGTGGCTTGCTCCATTGTTGCTTCCACTTCTTCTGGCTTGCAAAGAATGTGCATGTTCGGATAAAGATTTTCTCCGTCAATCAAAACCTCGAACCACACATCTACGAAACCTCCTGCATCTACGCTTGATATTTGTTTTAATTTTGCTTTGTAGGTCATGATAATATTTTTGAAATTAAGTTACCACCAGAATAGTTGTAGGTGAGCGTCTTGACAACAGTCTCAGTTCCTTCCTCTTTCCAAATCTTTTGATTTACCGTTCCGTCTTCGTTATAGGAAATGTAGAGATCGTAGGTTGGGATTTTGTCTGCAGCTTTTTGGAGGGTGTCTTCGGTGGCTAATCCTGTCTCCGGATTAGCAGTTGGATTTGCGATCGTGACTGTTCCTGATATCGGCTGCGTCCCCGGGAAGTTTATCACTGTTACCCCATGATTATTCGGTAGCTGTTTTTCAGCGGTTGCAGGGTTAAATGCTGGATCATCGTAGAATATCTGCAAATCATCAGTGTCCGCCATTTCCGAGGTGTCATAGTCGAGTGTCAAAACGTTGCCCGATACTACTCCGCCACTTTTTGCGAAGTTGTAGATTATGGCATTGCTCGTTACATTCGTAATTAAAAGCACGCCATCCAAGTCAATGGTTTCGTAATCAGAAAAAGTTACCTCTTTCGTTGTTTTATTAAACGAGTAATTTTTGACTTGTAGTTTCATAGTGCGATTGCATACGCGATTGCCAATGATTCTGTGTCATCAATATCTTCCTGTACTTCCTTAAGAAGGTTGGCTTTCGTTATTTTTTTTGTTTCGCCTTCAGAGACATCAACAATAGGCAACAAATCTCCTTGCGCCGCGGCTTCCAATTCTGTCAGCTGGGTTACTTTCTTTGATGTACTCATAGTAATATCATGCCTCCATTTTCCTGTAATAACGTTCTGCTATTTTCCTGTAATAATACCGGACAGAAGTATTTTATCCCCGATATTGTTTTCTGTTGACCGTATACATCGCGCTCTGAGTATGGTTTTATTGCAGACCCGAGTACAACATCCTTTTTAGCAAATGGAGCCAGCACAGCCCCATACGGACCGATTTTACCCCCACAGAGAGCCTTACTTGGACCGAATATATCCTTTTTAGCGCCGTATCGGTCTTTTTTTGCTCCAAGTACATCTTCTTTCTTGGAGTACGGGCTATCCTCTTTCTGATATGGGGTTTGGTTGCAGGTTATTTCTGTCATATCTATCCTTTTTTATTTTCCTGCCTTTTTCCATCCCTCGAGGAACGCTACCACGAACCTCGCAATCCAGCGAATAATCGGGACGTTCAACAGGATGGTCCGAATAGATACGGTGTCCTGTTCGGTTGTTGATGTAGGTGTACTTTCGCATGGTTCTTTTTCGTCGTCATCGCTCCACACGGGCCGTTTCTTGAACGAGTAGGCTATGACTCCATCTTTGTGCTTTATCGTGCCACGGACGGTCTGTGCTGCGATATTTTGGCGTAACAGGACGACTACTATCTCGTCCAAAATGTCCGGTTCGATCTTTTCGGTCGATTCGATATGCATTTCGCCGAAAACATCATCCACATCGTAGGAATATCCGGGGACCATTCCCATTTCGCCTTCCAGTTCAATTTTCTGTTCTTTGAATATCATGGTCGTATATCATACCCATCCCAACCCCGAAATACATCGGGGCAGGGTGGATACGCTATCATGCGTATCAGCTCGCTCAGGCTGAAGCCGCGGCGGTGGTAAGCTTGGTAACTGCTGTTGGCACAATGCGGATATATCCGGTGCGCTCGGTCCATCGGATCGCTTCTCGATCGGTTGTGATGAGGTTGATGTCTGCATTGTTTGCGACATTCCTTACAACACCCGAGTTATGACGAGAAACTTTCAATCCTGAAGCCTTGAAGCCCTGAATACATGCCTTGCGCAAATCTCCGAACAATACGAACGAAGTATCGGCGGCAGTATCAGATGCAGTCGGCATAGCTTCGACGAGTACCTCAGGGTAACCCCATACGGTAGCCGGTCCGCTTACTGACGGCGCCTGATAGATGTATGCATTCTGGTCATCCTTTAACTTGCGGATGATGCTCTTGATCGTGCGGTGGTAGAAGAACTTTGCATTTGCAAGTGCTCCTGCCGGTGTTTCGTCGATCATGTCGAGCAAGTCGTCTGCGGTCATCGAGGCAAACGTGGTTCCGGTCAATGTAACTTCATTCACATCGGACGCTACAAGCAATCCGGTAAATGAACCATAGGTCGAAGTTCCGTCTCCCTTGAAGAACGCAAGGTCCTCAGCGCGAGCAAATCCTTCTGCTACTCGAGATGCGATAAATGAGATCAAATCGATTTCAGTATCTTCGAGCAATTCAGAAGTCAATGTTACGATGGCTCCCAACTTCTTGAGGGTCAATTCCTCTTGTCCAATGACTGCCTGCGTAGAACCGACAACCGCGCCTTCATCTACCCAGTAGACAGTAACATCAGTTGCGAGGTTGTTCGCTTTGTATGAACCCTTGGTCAACGGAATGGACATCATCTCTCGGCGAGCGACACCATATTCTGTGATCAAGTGACGGATTTCAGCCGACAACTCAGTGTCGACCGTATATCCTGCATACGGAGAACCGGATGCATCGGTCGTCATTTCCTTGAGCAATACATCATTGCCGGAAAGCAACGCCTTTGTGATATCGCGCACGCGACCGGATAATTCCTTTCGCTTTACGCTGATATCAGGATGATATACACCAGCTTTCTGCTCAATGAGCAAACGCTGTTCATCAAGATAGGTCTTGACCTCGTTCTTGATACTCTGAGCTTCCCGAGCGAACAAGGCTTTGATACCCTTTTCGATCTGCTCTTCTTCTCCTTCCTCTCCCTCCTTCTTCTCAGGAGCATCCGGGAGTTCTGCGACCTTCTCGGTCTCCTCCGCGATTGCTGCCTGATCTGCCGGCTTCATTTCGCCGACCTCCTTTGCGATGAGCGCTTTTTCCTCGGCAGTGGCAAAGCCCTGCGCGATGAGTGCCTTCATCTTTTTCAATGTTGTAAACATGTGTGTGTTTGTTTTCGTTAGATTTTTACTTAGAAACATTGATGCCCTGCGCCTTGAGGGGTGTTCGACCTTGTCATGGTTTAGCGCATATCATCCCTTTAAAATACTCATTTCGATTTCATCAACATACGGATTGCCTGATTGACCTTCCGTTTGCGAATCTGCTCCATTGCTGGCTTATCGGCTGTCAACAGGTTGTCCACAATCTCGGCAACCTTCTTCAGGCGCGCGCGTTCCTGATCGTTTATACGTTGGAGTGCGCTTGCAACCTGATGCTTATACGATGCTACTATCGGCTTCACTTCTTCTTCAGGGGAAACATCTTGTTGATCTCCTGCATCTCCGGGATGCTCTTCGGCTTCCTCATCACTCTCAGCTGGTTCGCCTTCACTATCGTCGCTGTTGTCGGCAGGCTTTTCTTCATCAGCCTCCGGTACTTCGTCGCCTTCTGAAAGTTCGTCATCGTCTCCCTCGGGTTCGTCCTGTTCGGTTCCCGGTTCGGTTGATTCGTCATCTTCGTGTTGTGGTAATTCGTCTACATCGATTCCCTTCGCCTTTGCGAGCGCGCGTGCATTCGCAGGGACCGATACGGCAGACACCTCGAGCAGTTCCGCCTCCTCGATGGTCCACCAGTCTTTCGAGCCGTCCTTATTCTCCTTGAACTTCTTTGGAATAAAGCCGACCGAGAACGCGCTGAGAAATCCTCCAGCGTATAGGTCGAATATAACCTTTGCCTTCGGGTTCTCGGCCACGGCAAACGTGATCTTGCCGACCAACTTGCCATCCTCAATCTTCACGTTCGACGCCTTTCCGATAACTTCGGTAGCATCGCCGTAATTGTGGCTGTTTAGAATGACTGGGTTCTTTTTGAAATGCTTGAGGTCCCACCCTTCCTGCATAACTACATCGCCATGGCGATCGACGTCCTGAGTCGAGAATATGGCATCAAGGGTTCCCATATCCTTGTTGACAGACTTTATCTCGACCGGCATCTGAATATATGATTTTTCTCCTTGTTTGATTTTCATTGTTTTATTTAGATAACGCACCGGCAATTTATGACTTCCTCGGCCGACCCTCTCGGATCTCCCGGGAACATTAGTCCGTTTGAAAATGGTCTGTCTATCGGACGTTCCTCGCCGTCGACTCCGGCGTGGCTTTCTCTCGTGGAACCGTCTACCACCGCAACCCATATCTTCGTGTTTAGCCCTGCCTGCTTATACCCTTGCATCGTTCCGAACTGGGTCGCGTTATGCACCTCAGTCCGCGCTATCAGCGCGCCTCGCGCCTTCTTGATGCCTCCGTAGGTATCCTGAATGCGATTGATAAGCGCCTCGCGTCCTTCCTCGGCCGCTATACTTGCGGCGAACTCTCCCTTGAGCTTATCAAGCGTCGTCTCGTTTATGCTCCTCAGGAAGATATCGGCACGGTCGCCGATCCAGTTCTGAATATCAGATCCCATATTGAATGCTCCTTCGCTTCCTGCAAACTCCATCGCGTCTATACCTGCCTGCTTGAGCAAATCAACCATCAGCGGAATGAATACGGTCTTGCCGATTTTCACTTCGACATCGATATGGAATAGATCATCAATCAGCCCCTTCTTTCTGAATGTCCGCGTATTCGCCGGTTGCAGTTGTTCTACCATTCGGTCGCGCTGGTCTTCGAAGTATTTATCGAGTGCTGATTTAAACCCTTTCTCACGGGCATCCATCCGTTTGATCTGCACTCCCCAGTACATCCTGCGCATATCGTAATCCTTTAGTGGATGAGAAGGGGTCTCGTCTTTTAAACGCAAAGATTTGAGGATTGACTTTTGCTTATCGTTCAGGTCTTCCGGTCCGTCTCCGAGTGGCATTACAGAGAAGGGGACCATGATATCATCTGCTCCGTCAATCGGGTCGAGGCCATGCCTTTCGCGCGCCTCGTTGATTGTCATGTAATAATTCTTGATACCCGACTCTGTCTCCTTCAGCTTTTGGTCGATGTTCTCCGGTGTTGGGTCAACGAATGTCAGGTTCTTTCCGTCAGGGAATAGGAACTCGTCAAGCGCGGTCGTCAATGTAACGAGTAATGGTTTGATTGTTTCCCTTAGGAATATGGAACGGTCAGCGTCGGCATTGTCAAACTTTACCTCGGACGTTGAGGCAAGCATGCTCTTTGGTACGCCAGTAAGGATGCAGATATCCTCGAGCGTCATCTTTTTCGCGTCAAGGAATGAAAGCTCATCAGGGGACATGCCCGTCTTGATATACTGTGCATCACCACCCAAAAATAGTGGCAAGCCTGCCTTCTTTGCTGCGCCGTATTCTTTCTGATACTGGCTCTTGAGATTTTCGAGCTGTTGTTCGGTAAGCGAAGGGGTCTTGAATGTAAACACGCCCTCTACCTTTCCGCCGTTCTCAAGGATACGGCTATGATATGCGCCAATCTGTGTTTCGGTCTGAATTGCTGTTACACCAGCTTTGAGCAAAGATTGACCTCGTAGCGGATGCTTCGGATCAGGGTTGTGGATGTAGATGATCTGCTCAGGCCTGTATGTTATCTCTCCCGAGTTTGTCTTGTATGTATATCCAGTCGGCGCGCCATCTGCGTCAAACTTCGGTTCCACCATCGTCGGATTGAGCAGGTGCATTGCGCTTACTTTCTTTGCGTCGAAAATCTCCCGAGAACTTTCGATGAGAATGTATGCCTCGCCGACCGCGTCGTAATACTTCTGATACAGGGACCAAAACTGTCGCCCAGTGAATACCTTGTTCGGCTTATAAAGCAGGCTCAGTAACGGATCGTTCTCGATTTTCTTCCCCTTTGCGTCCTGCAAAAGAAACTCAATCTCTCCAACCTTGTCGGCGCGCTTTGCAATGGCCCTGTTAACATAAAGCGACGCGTCGAGCGCGTTCAAAAAATCAGATGATCCCCACTTTGTAGAACCAATCGGCAGGTTCCCATGAATGATGCCGACATATTTCTTAGCTCGTACCTGATCCCCTATTGATTTAAAAAAATTACGGAAGTCCATAGTAGATGCTTTATTTTGCATCCGTCGGTACTTCCGTAGGGATATATCACTTATATTTTCGCAGTTATTGTGAATAAGGTCAAGTACTCCGACATCAATCCCTCATGCCGATATTTATGACCCTGCTTTCTTCAGTAACGGTCAGCCGATCAATCTTTCCATTCCGTATGCCGAACTCGATCGTTACCTTCCCGAATTGTACACGCTCAGCCTCTTGATGTAGCAGTCCGAGAAGCAGTCGCTCCTCCTTCGTTTCCGCTTCGCGCTGCGGAATACTGTTGATGGTGTTGTGCTTTTGTGGCTCCATAGGTTATATGCTTTTATACACTGCTTTTAAATAACGGAACTTGAACAGCGGAGCGTATATAATGATCCATACGAACCGCGGAATATACTTCGGACGCTTTCGCACAAGCTTCGCAAGAGCCTGCATACCGGTACCGAAATTATGGTCGACCTGCCGGCGCGCTTCCTTGCGGATTTTCTTAAATGTTTTTTGAGACATGGTTTATTCTCTATGTGATTTCATTATAGCACTTTTATACAAAACCAACAAACATCTGACGGGAGTGTGTCCATATTCCATACCGGGTGCCGTCCATCGCGTGGTTGAACTTATCGACCGGGTCGTTTGTCGGCTCCTTGTTCCGATCCATGGCCCATTTGTACTCCTGTACTTCAGTCGCAATGTTCTCGCTATCCTCGGTGTAGAATACCTCCTTTTCGAGAAGCATATTGATGCCGGCGGTTACGCTATCAGGCCCCTTGTCTGCTGGCCGAACATCCCAACCGTACCCTCTCAACTCCTCGATTGACTTCGGTTCCGAACTATCGGCATAGATGATCGCGCTCTTTGGTATTCCCAGCTCCTCCATTCGCTTTGACAGTTGTTTATTAAGCAATCCTGTTTCGTAGATCATCTCCCTGAGCCACACTTTGTCGTTGTGCTGTTTGATGCCTATCAGCGCGGCAGGGTCGTTCGTAAAGCCGAAATCCAATCCGTATATTTCCTGAAAGGGGAGTTGCTCGTATACCGCGGTTGTTGTTGGCGTCCAGTTTTTAAAGATACGACCGCGCGATCCTTCACTCACCAGCCCTTCGATCATGTTGTAATAATGGTCTGGCCGAATATCCTTGTAGTTTTCGAAGTTCGAAATCGTTGTTTCGTTCAGGTTCCTGACATTGTCCCTGAAGGTTGAATGGATGAATAGCGTATCGGTGTATGACTGCTTCAGCTCGGGCCGGTAGAATCCTTCTCTATCTGACTCCACAAGATTAAACCACCGCTTTATGATCCAATGATTCTTATGCGGAGGATTTAACATCATCATAATCGTGATGTCCGACTTCATGGTGCGGAGTGAGTCATCCAACTGCATGAAGTCCTCCTCATTGATTTCGTCTGCTTCTTCGATGATGACGCAGTTATAGTTTGCGAGCGACTTGAGCTTTGATTTTTGATCACCACTCGACTTCCGAAAACCGATGCCGTTTATTTTGTTGTTCCCGTACTCGAATGTGAGTAGATGCTCCTTCACGCTGATAGATTCTTCGAGGCCGTGTTCCTCTATGCGGTCATAGATGTCCTGATAGATACTGTTGCGGATATCCCCGAGAACAAGGCGCATGATCGCGCATCGAAAATACTCGGGCGCCCTTAGCTTTGCAAGAGCGAACTGGCTCGCCACAGTAGAACGTCCTGCTGCGCGACCGCCCATCAGGATGATATAGCGTGGCTTCTTCAGGAATACATCCCGGTATTTATTGTTGACCAATTGGCTCGTCTGCATGTTCTTCTTGTTTTTCTTCGATGGCAAAATCTACAAAGGCAATCGCATTAGGTTGGACAATCTTCTCTCCGCCACTCGTTACATCGGTCCTCGTTGTGTATCCCTCATCCTTTCGCTTCATCTTCAGGTAAGT